CCTATTGACAGCGACCTGTTATCAGATACCCCTTACCAAAGTAAACGAATCCAAAATACTCAGAGCAAAAAAATTTTTTTTATTTTTTCTGAAAATAGGTGTGGACATTCAATTCAGAATGTGTTATGCTACGTATATAACATTAATACAGTTGTATCCTAAATATAGCACATCACGCAATACAACACATAACACATAACACATAACACATAAGATGCGGGGATGACATGGGCGATGACACAGAAGTTAAACCGATGGATGACATACTTGAGAGGATCCACGACGGCTCTAAGCTGACAAAAGAAAAGTGGGACTTAATAGAGGAAGCCGGTAGATCCTTCTTTGACGACTTCCCTTTCTTCGATGATCCCAAATATCATGCCCTTCCACCATACCACCAGAAATACCTCCTGGCATACACCCTCAGAGATATGTACGGATTTCGAGTTGCGGACGCTTATAGATTTGCCACGGGGAATAAGGTAAGCTCTGATGCTAATGCTGCTTCTAGCGCAGGTCGGTTGAAGACAATACCATCGGTAAGGTACTTTATGGATCTGGTTGACTGGGCCAGGGTAGAGAGTATGGGCTTCAGTGCCAGGAAAATTATAGAAGCAGAGACAGAGATCAGCTATAGTGATATAACTGAATATATAGAAGAAGATGGGAACTTCAGTGGGAATCTGAAAGACCTTCCTCTGCATATCCGACGAGCAATTAAAAGCCTGGAAATATCAGAGACAACAGACAAACAAGGCGAAGTCACCAAAAAATATAAAATCAGCCTATGGGACAAAGGTCAAAGTCTACATCGAATGGAAAAGATTAAAGGTATGCATTTAGACAAAGCCGAAGTCGTTAATAAAACGACAGCGATCACTGGTGAGATGTCCTCTAAGGACGCTGCGAAAGCCTACTCTGATATGATGAAGGACAATAAAGAATAATGATGCAGTGGCCCCCTGACTATACTACTCTATTTGCCAAACGGCAACGGGTATTCCTGATGATTAAGGATGATACTACCATGCAGGAAGGCTCGATGGAGTATTACAGGTATAGGCCAATTGAATTCATAAATGACTGGTGCATTACATATGACCCCCGGAATGTCTCAAGAGGCCTTCCGACCATAATGCCTTTCGAAATGTTTCCTAGACAGAAAGATCTTGTAAATTTCTTATTTGACTGTATGATGGACCTGGAATCGGGTCTTATAGAGAAATGCAGAGATATGGGAGCCACCTGGGTATGCTGCGCATTCTCAGCTTGGTTATGGATATTCCATCCTGGCTCCGCTACTGGCTGGGGTTCACGAAAAGAACAACTGGTTGACAAGATCGGTGATCCTGATAGTATTTTTGAAAAGATTCGAATGATTTTGCAATACCTACCTTTTTGGTTCCTTCCTAAAGGTTTCAAACAGGACAGGCATTGTTCCTATATGAAGATATTAAACCCTGAAGGTTCAGCGACGATAACTGGAGAGGCAGGGGACAATATTGGTCGTGGTGGTCGTAAGAGCATGTATTTCAAGGATGAGAGCGCACATTACGAACGGCCTGACAAAATTGAAGCAGCATTGGGCGACAATACAGACGTTCAAATAGATATATCTAGCGTAAATGGAAACGGTAACATCTTTCACCGGAGACGTTTAGCTGGGGAGATCTACGATCCAGAGAATAAGCCAGCCAGGGGAGTTACTCGAATCTTCGTTATGGACTGGAGAGACCATCCAGCCAAAGATCAAGACTGGTACGATGCTAGAAAGAAGAAAGCTGAAGAAGAAGGATTGACCCATATCTTTAATCAGGAAGTGGATCGTGATTACTCTTCAGCAGTTGAAGGTATCCTCATTCCAAGTCCATGGGTTAAGGCAGCAATTGATGCTCATATCAAACTTGGGTTTGATGTTGAAGGAGAACACAGAGCTGGTTTGGACCCATATGACGAAGGAATGGATAGGCATGCATTCGTATCTATTAAAGGGTCTGTTTTCACATACGCGGAAGAGTGGAGCGAAGGCGACACTGGGCAATGTGCTAATAAAGGGGTAGAACTTTGCAAAGATTTACAGGTAAGGTATCTTCAATATGATGCTCCTGGGGTTGGTGCTGGTGTTAAGGCCGAGACCAACCGGATGAAACGAAAAGACGAAATACCAAAAAACCTAAAGGTTGTTGCATGGTGGCCCGGTGGGAAAGTCCTAAGCCCTTCAGCAAGAATTGCTGAAATGGAAGACGCTGCTTTAATGCTTGAAAAACGTACTGACGACGAAGAAGACATTCAGAGCCCAAAGAACAGGGACTTCTTCAAAAATATAAAAGCTCAAGGTTCATGGAATCTTCGAAGAAGGTTCGAACGTACTTATAAAGCTATCACGCAGGGTTCTAAATATGATCCTGCTTATTTGATTTCAATCCCATCCGATCTACCTAAAAGGGTTGCTTTTGAGAATGAGCTTAGTCAACCGACTTATAAGAAAGATCCTTCGGGCAAGATCATTATTAACAAAAGACCCGACGGAACGAAATCTCCAAATTTATTCGATGCATCGGTCATGGCGACCTGGGAAGTTACTACATTCGACCCCAGTGAACGTATTATTACTGGAGGTCCAGATGGATCCAAGGAAAAAAGGGCAGCCTAAATGTTTGAATCAATAAAAAAAGCAGTAAGAAAATTTACAGGGCCCACATCGATTTCGGGGGAAATTGGTGTAGCTGGAGTTAAACAATCTCATGGTTATATCATGGATGAGTTTCTCCAGCAACTCCTGTTAGAGCGTGGGAGAAAGACCTATCGTGAAATGAGGGACAACGACGCCACGTGTTCCGCCATGCTCTTTGCCATTGATCAGATCTTAAGGAGCGTCATATGGCGCGTAGAAGAGAACAAAGATACCAAGGGAACGCCAGCTGCTGAAGAAGCAGCTGAATGGCTCCGAGGTGTACTATTTGAAGACATGTCCCATTCATGGGATGATTTTATAGCAGAAGTTCTATCAATGTTAGTTTACGGCTGGGAATATACTGAAATTGTGTACAAAATCAGGAAAGGTTCCGACAATCCAGATCCAAGGCACAGATCTCAATTCAATGACGGAACAATTGGCCTCCGAAAGCTCGGTAACCGTGCTCAGGAGACCCTAGAACGTTGGAAGATTAATGAGAAAGGCTATGTTTCCGGTATGTACCAGCAACCACCGAATGGCGGAGCGACACGCTTTATACCAATCGAAAAAGCGTTGCATTTCATCCCTCATCCGCAGAAGGGATCTCCAGAAGGTCGCTCTGTCTTACGTGGTGCATATCGTTCATGGTATTACTTGAAGAATATACAGGAAGTTGAGTCCATTGCTATTGAACGCGAGCTAAATGGTCTACCGGTTGTTAAGATACCTAATTCAATTTTGAATGGAACAAGTGATGAGGCCAAAACTGCTAAGGCGCAATACGTTCAATTAGTAAGAGATATCAAATTTAATGATCAGGGTGGTGTTGTACTCCCATCAGACACATATTGGGACGCAGATGGTAAACCTACTTCAGTCCCGCAAGTTTCATTAGAGCTACTAGCTTCTAGTGGGAAAAGAGCAGTAAATGCTGGTGAAGTTATCCTAAGATATCAGAGGGAAATCGCCAGAGTAGTTATGGCTGACTTTCTGATGCTCGGTTCAAATGATCGTGGGTCCTTTGCTATGTCTAAGGATAAATCCAGTTTATTTATTAAGGCAACAGAAGGCTGGTTAGGAACAATATCTGATACAATCAATGCTAAACTTATAGTAAATTTATGGGAAAAGAATAACTTTGATCCTTCTGTTAGACCTAAAGTAAACCCTGGCAGTGTTGCTCCAGTTGACCTGGAAGAGCTTGGCAAATATATTTCAGATCTTTCGCGGGCGGGAGCTCCCTTGTTCCCTGATGAGGAACTCGAAGCTCACTTAAGAACATCCGGTGGACTCCCAGAAAAAGGACCAGATGCAACAGCCGCAGCTGATGATGGTGATCTTTCAGATAAGGATACTGGAGATGTAGAATAGTGACAAAGTCGCTTGAAACTATAGCAGCAAGGTTTGAACCTAAAATAAGGGACTCCCTACTGCGTGCATTTGCTTCAATGAAATCTTATTATACAATTACTGAGATTGAAACAGCATTGACTTCAAGAGGGATAGGGGCTGTCTTAGAAATGATTGACAGAATGCCTATTGAGAGCATTCTCCAGAAAGACGTTATTGGTGATATTAATGAGGCAATTATTGCAAGTGGACGCCAGACCATAAGCATCATTCCACCCGGTAGTTTAGCAGATAAGGCAATTTTTAATTATAATATTTTAAACCCTGTTACTACTGATTATATCCGAACATATAATCTTAATCTAGTGCACAAAATATCGGAGAACACTCGGGATGCTATAAAGGTCGCAATTAGAAACGATCATATAGCTGGTAACAATCCGAGATCGACAGCCAGGGTTTTTAGAGATACTGTTGGGCTTACCCCTAGGCAGGAAATGGCAGTTAACAATTATGAGAAAGGTCTTACTGAGCTTGACAGCACAACTTTGAATAGAGCACTAAGGGATAAAAAATATGATGCGACGATTCGGCAGGCTATATCGAATAAGAGCCCATTATCTAAGACACAAATAAATCAAATGGTTGCTAGTTATCGGAGTAGGTATATAACTTTCAGAGCTGAGACTATTGCCCGAACAGAGTCACTTAGGGCCATATCAATTGGAGAATATACATCAGTAATACAAGGAGTTGATGATGGAACTATAGACCCAACTCTAGTCAGAAGATTTTGGATATATAAGGATGACAAACGTACAAGGAACGAACATAGAAGTATACCTTCTTTAAATCCTGAGGGTGTCTTAGTAGATCAACCGTTCCAGACTCCGCTTGGTCCATTACTATTTCCACGAGACCCAGCAGGATCCGCAGCAAATACGATCCAATGTAGATGTATTGTAGTTTATAGACTTATTGACATGGAGGAATAAAATGACATTGCAATTAGACCATGATTTAAAGAAAAGAAAAATTGATGCCACTGATGCAAGTAAAGTTAAAATAGGTGGTATTGCGAATCATCTTGAAATCAATAAGACTGATGGTACTCCTAGACTCCGGGGAACTGGTACAGTCTGGCAAGATATGATTATGGACTTGTTTGGGTCTAAGCTAGAGTCACAGGTTGGTAAAGTGACCTACGACTATGATGAGAATACTATTGTATTTGCATCTGGTGGGGTTATTGGAACGTCAGCAGATCGTGTTGGGGGGAATCAGGAAATTAATCACGAATTTAAAGTTGGGAACAGTTTAACATTTAAACCTCATTTGCATTGGTTTCAGACAATGGTTAATGAAACATCTGTGACAGATGAAAATTGGACCGTTCCAGCAGTTGGCTTATCTTCAGCATTAGAATTTCTTCCTGTTGACGGAACAGTCGTTGTTCAGGATGCGACAGACACTACTACATATGTTGAGGATACAGATTATGAAGTTGATTATGTTGCAGGTACTATAACTAATTTAACACTTACTATGGGTGTAACAGCTCATGTAGATTATGACTATTTAACAATTGATGCAGGTGCAACCCC